GTCCACGTTACAACAGTTGTATTAGTTCTTGCAGTAATTTTTCCCCATCCATTTCCTAATTTTACTAATCTACCTACATCAGTAGTTTGAAAACCACTTCCACCATTAATTCCTGTTATCGCAGATGCTGTTAAAGTTCTACTCGTTCCTACTGTTGTTGCACTTGTCGTTAAAGTTGTTGTTGTTGTGTTGGCATCAAGAAATGGGCCAATTTGAAAATCTACTTCTGCTATAGTCCAAGATGTATGTGCTGTTCGAGTTAATTTTGTTGGTTCGTGTAATGGATGTGTAATATACATAACATCAGCAGATTGTGTAAATTTTAAATCAAAAACTTGTGCTGCTGTATAAGATGTAGCAATTTCATAAACTTTTTCTGCCGTTCCACCAGAAGAATAAGCAGTATAACCCGATGTATTAACTCCTGATAATTCAAAAGTATTTGTTGTTTTGTTTGCAACAGTAAATCTTCTTCCATTGACTTCTGTCATTCCTGCAACACTATTAATCCAAACGTGATCTCCATCTGCATATCCGTGTGAAGTTGCTGTAACAACCCCAGGATTTGCTGCTGTTAATCCTGAAATAGTTTTTGATGCTTCTACAATTTGACCATTATCTTTATAAAATCTAATATATAAATTACCAAATTCTAAAATATAAGATTGTGTAACATTAAATTCAAAAGGAATTAATCTTGTAGCATTTGCAGAATTTTTTACTTCACATACAAAACGACTACCATATCTACGACTTGTACCTCCTTGTGGAAATACAGTCATATTCTCCATTGTTTCTACACCATTATTATATTTTTTAAAATCAACTTGACCAGCAAGTTTTGATGTTAATTCTCCAGCAGTAAAGTTTGTTTGAAAAGGATGTACTCTTGCCATTATGCTTTCCTAAAGTCAGTAAATGTATCAGACACAAGATCATCAATAAATCCTTCTTGGCCATCAACACTTCTTGCTTCGGAAAGTTTTTGTTGAAAGAGTTTCTGCATCTGGTCTTGTAATTTGACACTATTGGTTACAGGATATGCAAGGTCTACAGCTAATTTAGCAGTCAAAACATCTACGAACATAGAATCAAATAGTGCTGTATCTGTAACCCTAGCTATGTAAAGAATTTTAGCTGTACTTTCATTAGTAAGCAGAACCCTACCTTGTGACGCATAGTGTTCGATTTTAAAAATATAATCTTTATATTGCATTTCTAAAACCCTTAAACAATACGGATCATTTGGTAATGCGTATTGATAAGAATATTCATATGCAGGTGTATCTGAAAGTTGTGCTAAAGTTGCCCGTGTTACGGCAAAATTCCAAGGATGTGATCTTAAAACTAGATCACGGGATGGTACATAAAAAGAATTACATAATCTTGCTCTTTCTGTATCATCTGTAAGTGATGTAATCGGGTCATCGCCCAATCTACGTAAAGCATTTGAGCAAATAGAAACTTCTGTTGCCATAATTCCTTATAATATCAAAGGGGCGACTATAATTCAATATATATCGCCCCTTATTTCTTTTTCTTGTTGTTTTTAGATTAGTCTACAACATACTGTACGACCATCGTAATATCACCAGCAGCAGCACTTCCAGGTGTTGCTGACATAGTAATAGCGATACGTAAAGGAACTCCAGGGTCTTGTGCAAGACCTCCGTCTTCCCAAACAAAGTTTGCTATAGCATTTACATTACGAGTTTCTGCTAACAATTCCACAGGTTCTGTAACAGCTCCTTGAAATTGTGTTGAGGCAGTAACATAACAATCTTCATCAATTACCGCAGCAGCATCTGTAGTCGTGCCACTTATCGTATAGGCTTGTGGGCCATTATATAAACCAACATTAAATGCAGCACTTGTAGCTCCATCTAAATCGTCATTATATATTTTCATGCTAACTAGCTTTGCGTTTGACGGAACTTGTGCCATAACAATAATATCATTATTATCAAGATCACCTGTTCCAGCAGCAATTGTATCCATAAAAACACGCAGTTTTCCACCGCCACTAGCCGCTTCAAGAGTAGTTCTAGGTGTTGCGTCAAGATTCGTGATTTCCACGCCTTTTGCAGTTGCCATATTATATCTCCTTATTCGTTAGCAGCTATCTCTACCATCTTTTCTTCTTCGATACGAGTTGCACCGATTGTCATAGATAGAAATACCTGTGTTGCATAGTTCTTATCTGCTCTTTCAGATATTTTTGTTTGAATATCTGCTCCAAGAGCAAGACCTATTGCTGATTTTGTAAACGCTAAACATTGTCGAGATGGTGTACTATCCGTGCCTAATCTTTGCGATCTAATAAATTTAAACCCTAAAAAGGTATCTATTTGACCACTGACTAACGCTTTAACAGAATTATAATCTGCTGACGTAATTTGTGTAATCGCCAACAAATCTGCTAATTGACCAGCAGCACAAACCAAGAATCTTGGTTCGTCTGGATCAACATCGTTTGCATCTAGTATTTCTTTTGCACTTAAAAGTTTTGCAACTGTTAAGCCACCAGAAGCGTGTGCTACTTTTTGACCTGATGGTAAAGAAACTGACGTTCCGCCAGCAACTCCACTATAAGCCGTTCCAGTAGCAGCAGCGATAATTGCATCATCCATTGCTCTTCCCATAGCCCATGCACCAGCCATTGCGTACTCGGATTGAGGGGAAATTAACATTCTAACTTTATCTTCGTTATCTATTAAATCCGCCCAGTCGTAATCATCAAGTGATACTTTTCTTCTTGAATGGGGTGTATCCATTCTAGGTGTATCTGAATGACGAGAAGCACGTTTTTCTGCTGCTGTTGAGCCAATTCTTTCAAAGAAATGAGCTTTGCCCGTAACTGTTTCAGTTCGGACAGCATCTCTTAATCGAGAACCTTTTTGTTGAGCTAGGTGTAATACATTAGCTTTGTACTGTTCAACGAAAGCCGTTGTTATTTGTACAGACATATTATCTCCATAGTTTTACAAAGTTGAAGAATAGGGGTCGAATAGCACAATGCTGATTCAACATATTCCATTAAATCGGCTTTTGTCCTTTCGGGAAACCTTATCGTAAGACGATACGATCAATCGAATGTTTAAAGCCGATTATGGCTACCTATTCGTTGTCCACTATGGGGCGAATTTTGATAGAACAATTATAACAGAAAAATTATTTAATTACCATATACTTTTTCGTGTAATTGTCTTACTTGTTCCACAGCATTTCTATGTTCTGGATGTCCAGCATTATGATAAGGATGTTTTGCATCAGCCATTACTTTTTGGATTTCTCCTTTAGCATCAACTGGTGAAACAGCTAATCTATTATTTTGTGTATTTTTAGCCATTTCTTCCGTTATATCCTCACCTAAACGTGCAAATAACTTGACAACAGATGGATGATTACCTGCTTCGGTATCCAAAAGTTGCATTAATTCATTATCTGCATATACAGACATTGCTCGTCTTGCGGCTCTAACCTTATTATCATAGTCATAACCCCATTCTTTATGCAATGCTTCTTCTGTGCTTTTCTTTCCTAAAGCTATTTCAGTATTACGTCTTTGATTTTCAAAATCAACAGATTTAACCTGAAAGTCTATTAATGCTTTAGCTTGATCGTTATTTAACCCAATTTGATGGGCAACATTCTTAAATTGTTTAACTTGTTCTTCGTTAAAAAATTGTGAATGTGTTTCAGGAATATTAAAACTATACTTTTCAGAAGTTTCGGGCCTTCCTAACTTCGTATATAATTCAGCCCTTTCTTCTTCTGTTTTTGGTATAGGTATTCTACTCCCTATCATTTTTTGCTGGTGAACTAGTGTATTAGCCGCAGATTCTAAATCTTTTATATTTTGAATTGTAGGATTGTTTTGTAATTCATCAGATAAAGATGATCTCCAGTCTTGATTTTCACTAGCACCAGACCCAAGTATTGATGTTTCTTGTACTGGGTTGTCTTGTACTGTGGTCGTTTGCTCATCAGCCATTTTTTTCCTCCTCTATTAGATTGATGATACGAATGATTACCGATCTTTGTCCTTCTCGATAAGCCATTTCGTTGGTGTCCTTTGAAAAAGAACTCCGTTTATAATAAGCTGATCTTAAATCAGCTATTACTCTTTCTCCTTCTTTTGAGCCAAAAGTAATTCTATAATCTCGTTTAATATTTTTTAATTGATTTTCTAAATCAGTTGCCATAAAATTTATTGAATAGAACCCGAACCATTAGTATCACTAGGATCATATGGGCCTCTAACAACTGCGATTGTACTCAATAAATGTTTTAATTCTTCACGAAGTTCAGCATCTGTTTTTCTACCAGTTACATCTTCAATTTTAGTAATTGTTTGATAACCAGAACGATCTAACAAACTATTAATTGCACCCAGTTGAACCGAAGGTGATACTTTAGGATTATTAATTAAATCTTTTAATTTATCTACCGCTAAAGGTACGTGACTACTCATTAATTTTTTAGTAGCTTCATCTATTTCGTGACTTAATTGTTTTTTAAGATTATGCCCTTGTTGTTCTGCCGTAGCTTCTGAATAACCTGCCTTGATTGCAGATTGTTTTGCATTTCCTGTTTGAGAAAAATTTTCAATAAATGCTTGTTGTTTTTCTGTTAATGATCTATCCATTATACTAATCCTTGTTGTTCGGCTTGTGCCATTGCTTCTTCCATACCTTCTTTAGTTTCAGGTTTAGACATTTCTGTCATAGCTTTACCTTGTGATAATGCTGTATCAGCTTGTTGTTGTGCCATCGCTTGTTCTTGTGCTTGTTGTTGTGCTGCTGCTCTTTGTTCTCTTATTTCTGCTACTTCATCTTCGCCACGTAAAACTGTTTTAGGTACTCCAAGTAATGTTGCTCTCATTCTAATCGCTTGTTCGTGATTAATAACATCCATAACAGTAGGATCAACTTGAACAACTTGCATTGCTAATTGATATAATCTTTCAACTGCAATAGCTTCTTCCATTCTTTGAGAACGTGCTAAAGGCCCAACATATTCTATATCCATATTCATACCACTCATTGCTTCTGGTCTTGGCATTAAAGCATCTGCTCTCATCATAATTCCAAATACTCTTTCGATTAATGGATTTAAAAATTCAGTTTGGAATCTTCCTAATGTTGGCCCTAATAATCTTTGCATCAATTCATATCTAACTTGAACTTCTGTTGCCGTCATTTGTGGGCCTTCTTGTAATTGTAATTGATCTGAATAGTATGCTTGTCTAATTGCTGTTCTTAATTGATTTTCTTTTAAATCTGTTATCTGCCAATTCGATCCAATTTGTAATGGCTTGATTGCTGTATCACTTCTAACAACTGTAATTCCAGCAGGTGTCATTCTAACTCTACCTATTACTCCATCATCCGTAACTAACAAAGGTGGATCAATAGCTTTTGCCCACGCCTTTAATCCAATTTCTACAGCTTTGTTTAAAGTTTTAATATCAGGTAACGCATTATAACTTGGTGATCTTCCAAAAATTTCACCTGTTGCTTTTGACCATCGTGGTACAAGATAAGGAAATTCATTATAACCACCTGTACGAACAACCATTTTATCTTCAAAACAAACGTGGCAAGAATGAAAGGGTAATTTAGTTTTAGCTTTACCCGTTGCTCTTTCATAATCTGCTGTAGGTTCTACAGCGTGAATAAAATTAAATTGAGTATCGGGTTTTGCTTTAAGTGCTTCTTTGATTTTTGTTCCTACGTTATCTTCACCAAATTCTTGTACTGCTTGTCGTGCAGTCATTTTATATTTTCTATAAAGTGTATCTACTCTACCTGTAGAATTTTCTTGAATAAAATATTCTGCAATATGTAAAGTATTAAAATGTAAACCACCTTGTAAAAATCCTTCATTTGCTTCTTCAACAAATATCGCTGATGTACCAACTGAACATAAATCTAAATACATTTCGTGAACTTCTGTATTAAAATTAGATTCATTAAATACAGCATACATTCTACGTGCTGTATCTTCTAACCAGATTTGTATATCTCTAATTTTATTAGCATCATCATCTCTTAATTTTAATGAAAACCAAGGTAATGAAGGTGATGTTAGTGTTCCTTGTAGACTTGCCGCTAAAAGATTATTAGCTGTGATTGCTGTTGAATCAAATAAAACTTCTGTTCTTTTTTCTCCACGTGAACGCAAGAAAGTAATTTCTGCTTTTCGTGGCATTACGTAATCTAAAATTTCCTGCCAATGGGATTCCCACGTACCTCGATCAGCTTCTAACTTATCTAATCGTTTTCTTATATAATCAAAAGTTGCCATTAGTAACTACTCAATACAGATTTACCAGTTGCTGCTTCTTCTTCAACTCCTTGTCCACCTGTTAAAATTGTTCCGCCTCTACCTTTCATTCTATTGCTAATAGCTTTCTTTTTTTCTGCTTCTAATTTTGCTGCTGATTCTGCTTCTTTTTTTGCCACATCGGGATCAACTGCTGGTGGCGGTGGCATTTCGTACATCATTGGTTGTTTTAAACCCATCTACATTCCTCCTTCAACATTCCGTATAATGCTCCATCTACAAATTTTCCATTAACTTTCATAACTTTACGTATTCTACCTTCTTTAACAAATCCTGTGCCTTTTAACAATCTTTCGTTCCTTTTATATCCATTAATGCACATTGCTGTTATTCTATCACATTTTAACTGAATAAAGCAGTATGTAAATAACATTTTAATAAAACTCCTTTTACATACCCTTGGCGATTCTAAAGCTAAATGTACCCAAATATTATGGTTATCATAATCAGAAAAGAGTAATCCTCCCATAACTTTTTCATCTTCTATAAAACCTATAAATGAATAATTATCTTCTAAATCTCGTTGAATATGGGCTTTAGCTTTAACATAATCGCCTACAGCTTTTTTCCATTTTTCATCTGTAACTGCGATTATCACTTACACTTTATATTTTTTCTTTTTAGTAGTTGCTCCACCTAGTACAGTTTTAGAAACATTTGCTTCTTCTTCAATACCTGTTGCTCCAGTCATAATTGTTCCTGTTGTACCCATTCCTTGTCCTCGCACTTTAGCTGTTCTTCCAGAAACAGTAGTTGTTGCTGCTGCTGGTGCTGCCGTTACTGTTTGTGCAGGTGGTGGCGTATATGCTGGTGCTGGTGCAAATACTCGCCTTATAATTCTAGCTGCTCCTCCCATATCTCCCTTCCATATTATTATCTAGCAAAAACATTAAATTCTGAATCTGTAAATTGTTGTAATGGTTCATAAATTTTTAATCTTGCTTTACGTAAAGACATTATACAATATCTTAACGCAGAAATTAAGTCATCATTCATAGGTACGATCTTGCCGTCTTTTCTATGGTGCATCCTTAACTCCTCCAGCAGTTTATTCTGATTTTTAAAGATTTTCAATCTTTTTGTCTGCATCCTTACTAACATTTCCATTATACCTGCTTCTACTGAATTACCCCCAGTACCTTCTCTTAAACCTTGTTGGGGTGGATTAGTAAACCATTCAGGACACATATTCACACCTTCCTTCTTATACTGTTCGGTTAAATTCTTACCCGATCCTTTATCAGCTTGTCTGCCGTCTTGTGGCCAAATAACTGGAATCCATTTACCCCTAGCTTTAATTGCTGATGAATGAACAGGTACTGTTTCTTGACGTATAGAATAACTATCATAAACATAAACTGTATCCACATCTCTATCCCAAGCTATCCACACACAAGCTGTAGGGTGATCCCAGCCAAAATCTATTCCACATAGTCTAGGCCAATGACTTGGTATATCCATAGGATCACATAATATTTCTTCTTCTACAATCGGAAATACTAATCCCGATCCTAATTGGGGTATTCCTTTTTCTCTCATCTTTCTTTCGTGGGGTGGTAATGCTTGTAAGACTTGTTCTCTAATTTCTTTTGTCATATGGGGAGCATCATCCCAAGTCGCTTGTATTAATG